CGTCAGCGATTGTAGACATGATAAGGTTAAATGGTTCAAACTGGTCGTAACCTACACGTACATCACCAATCTTAATAGTTCTTGGCTCCCACTTAGCATCTAGCCACACTTGTCTCTTCTGTCTATCTACAGGGCCGTTACCGTTAAGGTCGCCACGCATCCATGCCTGTGCAGCCATAAATACTACAGCAGAGCCCATAGAAAATCTACCTAGTTGTAAGGCTCTAGCATTGGCTAGTTCTTCAACAGTAAAAATACCATACTTAGATACACTACCTAGATCGTTAGGGTTAGCAAATGCTATATCATTAAACTCTTTGACTAAGAAGTTGAAACCCGGTGTATACTTCCCCGTTAAAGCGAGTCCGTTTACTCCAGTTCTAGCAAATAGAAAGAATGGTTTAGCTAGTGGTGTAGCTGAAAATACATCGTTTAGACCCTTTGCAAAGCCTGTTAGAGGTTGTGTAAGTGTAACTTCCTGACGTGCAAACTTTGTAGCTTCGTCAACAATATTACCTTGATTATCAAACACTTGAGAGTAGAAATCATCTTCATAAGCTTTTAGCAGCTCAGGTGTAATCTCTGGCAACTCAATACCGTTTTTCTGCATATCTAACACTCGACGCATAGCTTTTTCACGCATCTTTGCACGACCAAGTATGTATGCGAACGCATCGTCAGTAGCAGCCATAAGCTTGGTAGAATATGTTAACATGTTAGTGTTATTCATATTACGTGCCATATTAGCTACACGAAATGCAGCAATATCTCCAGCTGTGGCTCTTCCACTATCTTCTGCCCAACGTCTAAGTATTTCCCAGTTATCGTCAGCAGCTGTATATTCTGAATAACGTGTTTTTATACTGCGTATATCACCTTTCCAGTATGAATTTAATTTAGTTCTGAATAGCTCAAAGGACTCAGGTATAGACTCTATCATAGCGTTAACTGCTGATAGGCTACTACGTAATGTAGCTGTGTCCCCAGTAAAAGGTACTTTTAGTGTAGCACCTATAGCTGTAGCAAGTGGTCTTAAGAATGTTGCAGTAGATGTACCCATGATAGCTCTAGCTGGTGTTTTAGGGCCAGATAGTATACCATGTGTCATTACACCTTCTAACTCACGTATCATAGCACCAGTACGCTTTACACCGTTAGGTTCTAATTGACCACCTTTGATAACAGTACGTGCCCATCTATCAAAGTCATCTAAATTATTCATATCCTTCATCATAGAAAACGCTTCAAACAATGCGTTTAGTAGATCATCGTTATCGTCTTCTTTGGCAATCTTTAGAATACTCATAATAGACTCTCTAGTATTTGCCATTTCTTCTGTTAAGGCTTCGTCAACAGCTTGTTTTGCCTTTTTACCTGTAGCTGATAAAGCTCTAAAAGAGTCAGACTTTACAAATCTAGCCTTTTTAGTTTGGTATAAAGCAGTTAGCATGGTGTCTACTATCTGTTTAGCAGGCCCATCTATGTCAGTAAGGTCAACTAAATCAGCTATTTCACGACCAGCTATACCTAAATCACGTAGCTGTCTAAGTAAAGTACCAGATATTAAGTCAGCAATAACTACATTTTTAGATGTCCATACTTCGACACCATCAATAATGTCAGGCTGTGCCTCAAATAACTCTTTTAAATATTCTCTAGCTGACAGTTCAGCAGCATTTCTACCTTGTGTAATACGTTGATGTGCGTCTACAGACTCTTTATAAGTTTCTGCAAGCTTTACTCTATCACCTTTTGCAGCTTCTAGTTCTTTAGCAAACTTCTCACTACTAATAAGTCCTTTGTATATACGCTCTACCTGATCTACGTCTGTACCGCCTTCCAAAGCTATACGCTCTCGTTCTAGTGGTGTAGTTACAGAACCAGCAGATCCCTCTTCTGCACCCCATTCGTTACGTGTACGAGACAGTTGCTCACGAGCTTTCTGTGGTTCTACTTCTGTTATGTGTGCTCCTTGGTGTGGTTGAGATACAGGTGCATTTTTATCTGCTCTAAACTGTATCTCACCTTTTCTTAGCTGTGCTAAACCGTTTGCAACTGTTTGATCTTTTAGACTTTTGTTTCTATCTGTTATCTGTTTTAACGCTTCATTACCGCCTCGTTTAAGTGTATACGCTAAACCGTCAAAAAACAGTCCTATACCCATACCTTCTACGATGTTTTTTATTTTCATCATAACAGGATGGTCTGTATCTTTTGTAGCTAGTGGTGTATCAAACCAGCCATATCTGTCACGTAATGCACCCATAGCATTTTGGCCGTCTGACTCTTTAGATATAAGGTCAGATGCAGCTCCTAACGCAGCACCTCTAACAAAGTTAGCCTTAGTAAGAGCAATTAAACCAGCTGGTAAAGTCACAACACCTGTTGCAGCTATACCTTTAGCAGCTAGCAGTGCACCAACAGAAAGAGATCCGAAGTGTACTAGACCTCTTAGTTGTCTGCCCCACCATGTTCTTGTTTCTATTGGGTTATCGTAACCTCCAAAAGGCGACCAGTCAGGTCTGTAGCCGCCTGTTTCTTGGTTTTGTTTCTGCATTTCTCCAGAGAACGCATCAAATGTACGTTCTGGAAATGTTGCAATAGAAGATGCAGTATCTTGTAAACCTCCAGATAAAATGGATTGGGCTTCTTTTGCAATACCTTTCAAACCCCATGTATCAGCATTACGAGGATCTTTTTGTTCGGCAAGAGCCTGCTCTTCTTGTTTTATTTCATTTGATTTCGCAAGTTCTTCTGCGATAATTTGATCTCTATATTCATCAGATGCCTGCTGCATTTTGTTTGCAACATTATCGACCAAATTTTGATCTATGTTGTAATCTGGTTCCATTTATTCTTTAGGTTCTTTTTTTGGCTTTTCAAAGTTTGTAAAGTAATTGAACTTATCTTCGGGGAAGTTTTGTCGACTACGGTTTAATGCTCTTCTTACCTCTTCTGGTACAAATTCTCCGTTATTAATTCTATCCCGGAAGAACTTCCTAAATTTTAGCTGTTTAGGTTTATCTATGTTTATTAGTTCAGCAGAATAACCAGATATAAAATCTATAATAGGAGCATAGTTACCTCGTCTTACAGTTTTTCTACCTTCATCTCCAAGAAAATCAAACTCTGGGTTATTAAGTATAAACTGATCGAAGCCCATAGCCTTGTTGACTTGTTCTAACTCAGTTAAAAATACTAAAGCTATATCCTGTTGTAAGTTATGAAACTGATTGTTAGGCATACCTCTAAGAGTTGGAAAGTATCGAAGTATAGCAGCTTTTTCAACTTCTTTTAGATTCGACAATCTTCTCCAGTCTGAGTCTGCTTCAACTACAGCACCCATAATACTGTTACTTTTATTAGCCTGTACTCTAACTAATTCAACAGCCATAAGACTTTGAGTATCTTCATTAAACTCAGCATCTAAACTTATAGCACCACTATCTACAGCAGCTACAAATTCTTCTGCTGAAAAACCATAAAGACCGATGTTTGTAATTTTGTTATTTTTAGCTAACGTATAAAGCTCTTCTACAGTTTTAACACTTTCAGGAGCTGTAAACAGAAATTCACTAAGTCTTTGACCTAGACCTTTACCCTCATAGTAGTATAAGCCGTTACCAGTTTTTAACGCTTCAAGCATGGCCCTTTCGTTAGACCTATTATCATCTGCTGTATTAAGAAGTGACAGAGTTTTAGTTGAGTTAAATTTATAAAATAAAAAGTCTTTATCTTCTTTTGAAAGTTGTAATTTATCCTCTGGGTTTTCTATAAGTCTATTGTTTTCACTTACTAAGCCCATGGCTCGCAATCTTTGTATTGCATACTCTCTGCCTCTCATACCGTTAGCGTTAGCTATTATTTCTAAGTAGTCTGGAAACTCTGTTTTAAATCCGCTATCTACATGCTCTACATATTTTAGTAAGGCACGCTTTTCAAAAACTGAGTTAGTTTCCTTATTTCCCATCCACTCACTTTTATTAGTTTTAAATGCGTTTATATCATTATCTACATCTGCTTTTGTTGTAGGTCTAAGTGAGTCATAGCTTATATCAAAATCACCAGCAACTAACTTATCTAGTACTGTATTGTAGTGCCTAGCAATAGCTTCATCAGTAGAAATATCTACATTCTGTCTTTTCTCTTCTTCAACTAATCGTTGCAATTCTGCCTCTGCTTTAACTACAGCTAGCTTTTGCAGATCATCTAGTTTGTAAAAAGGATTAGCCTCAGTTTTTAGTCTTGATTCCCATGCCTGTGTATAATTAACTTTACCAGCTAATTCGTTTGCAAGACCTACTTTATTAGAGTACGATTCACTGCCTTGACTTGATGTTTCGTCACCAGTAAAAAACGAGGGTCTAACTAAATCAGTACGAAGTCCTGAGCTAATCAGTTCATTTACAAATTGACTCTCAAACTCAGCTAGTTGAAATTGTGTAATTTTATTATTATTAGCCGCTCTAAACTCGGCAACTTTATTTGAAAATTTTTTTACAATGCTAGAGTATGCCTCGTCGTCGCTTTGAATTATACTTGCTTGAATCTTATCAAGATAACTAAGATTACCTTCTAGAACTCCGGGGCTACCAAACTGTGAGTTAGCATACCCTTCAACTACTTTTCCAGAAGTTTTATCATAGAACTTAGCAGTGTTTTTAAAGTACTCGATTCCACCGGGTTCTAAACGATCTTTAATATTAGGTAGAACACCAATTAAATAGGCCATAGCTTCAGATGGTGTTTTGAAACCTTTCTTTAGCATGATTATTTCAAGCAATCCACCTTCGTCTGCTGGTGCATCAAACACTCCATTATAAACAATGTTTGTAACGGAGAATCCACTATCATCGGTTGTTGTAACCTCTTCATAGGAATTAAAAGCATCAACTATTCTTTCTGTTAAATCAGCATTAACTCTAGTGTTAAGCCTGTTTACACTACTATTATTCCAAGTTCTTAATGCTGCCTCTCTTTCCTTAATTAATCTAGGTAAAAGAGTTCTATTAACATATCGTTGAACCTGACTACTATTTATATCTACATTTTTTCGTGCTAACTCAAGATAGAAATTAGTAAGTATTACTTCTATACCGTCTTCTAGTATAAGTTCAGCATCTGATTCTAGATTTTGATTATAGTAAGCTCTATCTTCAATATAAGCATTGTAACTACCTGAGCTAAGAGAAGTAAATCTTTCCTTAGTTTCTTTAAAATTTATGTCTTGTACGTCAGGAAAGTATTGAGCTTTAAGTAACTCAAATGCTACTTTATCTTTATCTGAAAGTTCTCGTAATATAGCTTCCTGTTGAGCTTGGTTAACGTCTTGTAATCTTTCGTTGTATTCAAGAACTGTTTTTCGAGTATCTTTTGATATTTCTCTAAACCTCTTTCTAGTTTCTCTAGCTTCACGATTAGCTTCACGAGCCTCTACAAAGGAACCAACTTTTCCAACTAAACTTTCAAGGCCAGAAAGATTGTCAAAAAAGTTGTTAGCCCTTAGCTCTGCAATATCTGCAAGCTCTTCACCAAATCGTCTAAGGTCTTCTTGGTTTCTGTCAATCTCTTTATTGACCTTTTCTTCAAGATTAGGCTCAGTCTGAGCGTAGTTAGGTACAACGGGTTTTGGTATTTCATCCCGTTGTGTACCTATAATATTTCCAAATGATGAGGTCATACGAGCTCCATGTTAACGTCTATTTTGCTATAGTCTACAGTTAGTATACCATTAAGTATGCCTACAGCCATAGCTCCACGCCATCTATCTTTAAATCCTTTATAATTAAATTCATATATCTTGTAGCCATCAGGTGATACACCAACCTCTTCTATGTTTTCTTTTAGTTTTATATCAGACCAATTTTCTGTTATAGTTGATACACCAGAGACTATACCTACTACATTACTGAGAAGACTTAGAGCACCACCGAGTCTGTTGCTTGGAGGTAGCATAACAGGTGCACCATATGCAGCTGGTATACCAAGAGCTTCTCTTGCTCCAGCTTGTGCAACTTGGAACTTACGTTTAGCTTGTTCCTGAGTGTATGCTAGGTTTCTTCCTAATATGTTATCTATTACACTATCAACTTCTTGTCTTTTTGCAAGAAGCTGTTTATATTTTTTAAGTCCAAATCTTCTACTACGACCACCCTCATCTACGGCTTTAGAAGTTAGGTAAGCTCTAGTAGCATCTTCTACTTGTTGTCTACCCTGACCTATCTGTGCAATAGCACCCGCCATGGCATCACTGGTATCACGTGAGTATCCAAGTATATTTAAGTTTTGTGATCTTTTAAGTGTCGTCTCTCTGTTAAAAAACTTGAGACCTTCTTGGGCAAAGATTGCATCTTTCTGAGCAGCTCTTTCTCTAGCGGCTGCTCTCTGCCCTGCATTAGCATCTACGCACACGGCAAAATTCAATAAATGTTACATTGTTTGG